ACTCCCAAACTTATTGTGCCGTCAGACCGCCTTAATTCGCTTGATGTGGGCTTTTTAAATTGTATGTGCCACAATATATCATTAACTCTTATATCCATGCTTATACCCTCTAAAAATGGCTATGAGCATTACTACCCATAGCCTTAATGATTACAGTTTTGACGCAAGATTGCTCATTTTGGTGCGCAAAAGGTTGCGTTCATCGGGTGTCATGTCATTTAAAAGCTCTGATATATCTCCGCTTAATTCACGGATATACATGTCAAGGGCTTTCATTTTATGCTCTTTGTCCTCTGTAGAAGCTCCTTTGTGCATTTCTTTTGTCTCGGTGTAATGTCTCTTCGCTCTGTCATAATTGCTTTCACTCACATGTGGTGCAATCGGTTCAGAGTAGTACATCTTACCTCGGCTCTTATCCATGTCACGCATATACTCCATGTCGTTGTAGTTTACCGGCATATGATAATATGGCGGTTCTTCATATCCCCTACGTGTTCCACGACCTTTAGGGGCAAATCTGCCATTTGCGTAGCGATATTGGTCATAATATCTTCTGCCACTTTCTTCGCCATATTCTGCCTTAAGATTTCTTAGGAGTTCTTTGTCGTACTCTTCTTCCTCTTCATCGGCCTTTTTCATAGCCTTGGAAATTATTGAACGATACTCAGCTTCTGCAAGGTCTTTTATCATATCCACGACCTCACCCATTTCAGAAGTGTCAACATTTTCAATGCCCTTTTCAAACTCGCTGACAGCTTTCTCTGTAAGACACTCTTGCATTTTGTGCATTCTTTCAATGTGCATACTCTCACCCCCTAACCAATTCGATTTACTGTGATACTTGCATTAGCAACACTGATAGCCTGTGTAGATGTATTCTTAACAGAAATTGCCTGACAGCATCCGCAAGGAAGCCATACATCTGTAGCCATAGACACATTGTTAAATGCTTCAACTGCTGTTGGCGTAGAGATTGCCAGTGTAGATAAGTCTGGTTCACCCTCGACAGCAATAGCTAATGAAATTGCTTCTGCGGTTCCGCCCGTAGGAACTGCAACATTTCCGTTAAATTCTACTCTGTACTTTGCTTTACAAGTGTTGGTAGCGCCTTTAAGGTTAATTAATCCGCTCCCTGTTCTGTGCGAAATATATCCTTTATTGCATACAGATGTTGGCACATCTGTAAATAATACATTTCCGTTTACTGCAACTGTCTGTGTTGCAACATTTGAAAATTCAGCCATAATAAAATCCTCTCTTTCACAAAATAAGGGCAAACATTATAGTCTGCCCTTGGGTTATAAGTAATACTGCTTAGCAGACATAATCTCGACTAACTCTCGACTAAACTTGGACTAATCCTCGACTAAAAACGATTTTTAATCGGTTTAGATTGAGTTAAATTCAATTAAGATACTCAATTATTCAGTTTTAGCATCCGCAACCTGTATTGCATCCGCATCCGTAAGCATATCCGTAAAGGTTGCTTGCCGGGAACGATGGTACTGGTGTAGGTCTTACTGCGTCAATTATCTGATTTGTCTGCGCTGCCATTGTGGTAGTCAAAAGTGCATTCTGTCTATCCTGCGAAGCAGCTCTGCGTAAATCATTGTTCTCTGCCTGTAATGTAGCTATCTTGTCATTAGTCAGGAAATCAAGGATAGCTCTCGTTCCTGCCTGCTGGCTGTCAATAATATCTCTTGTATTATTGTTCATTGTGTTCTGTAAAGCACATGTATCCTGTGCCATATCAAATCTCACTTGTGAAATCGCTTCACGATTCTGGCAGCAGCAATCCGCTAACTGTGACTGTAAAGCGTTGGTATTCTGCATATTAGCAACTGTATCAGCGTTAATAGCCTGCTGTATGCCATATCCGGTCTGCATGATATTTGTGTTAATACCGTTAAAGCCTGTGAGCATACTGTTGTTCATAGCATAAAAGCCGTCACAAAGTCCATTGGAAATGCCATCTAACTTGCTGATAACTGCTGAATTATCAAATCCTCTCTGAATTTCACTGCCGACACCGCCATTAGTGCCACCGAAACCACCAAAGCCGTTACCCCAGCCCCCGAATATCGCAAATACTACGATAAGGAACCAAAGCCATGAGCCGTCATTCCAGTTATTTCCGTTGTTGTTTCCGTCCAAATTCGCCACGATAGGTACGCTTGGACAATTTCCTGTGTTGAACATCTGTTTTACCTCCAAAATTTATTTCATAAAGAGCCGTGCGCACGTTCTCTCATATGCTATATTCCAAAATTACCTCTAATTTGCTTCATTACATCATCAGGATCAATACCTTTTTCCTTGCATAGGTTTCTTGCCATTTGCTCAATTCCCTTGCTGTTTCCGCTTTGAGCCATGCTCATTGCATTCTTAATCATTGGATTTCCCATTACGCGGTTATTGCTCATTATCTGTTGCATTATTCCCATTACATTCATGCTTTTTCACTCTCCTTACTTTGTGTTCGTGGAGTTTTTCTTTGCGCCCCTAAAGATAATTGCTCGATTTTCTCTGATAGTTCGTTGAGTTTTGCCATAATGCCCTCTGTGGCTTTCTCTGATAGGTCAAATTCAAGTTTTTCCGTGTCATTCGATAAAATGTCTGTCTTATCATTCAAAACCGGCTTAAAAGTCAATGTGCGTATTGTTCCGTCAGTGTTCCAGCTCTTAGCGTATATCTCCGTTAAATCCTGTTTTGGGAAAAATGCTACACTGCCATCCATTGGCACCTCGTTGGGATTGATAGTCTCAACTGCCTGTACTACTCTGCCACTTATGCCTTGTGTCGGTTCGGGCTGTTGGTATCTCTGATAGCTCGCCATTGGGTTGTACTGATACGCTCCATAATTAGGTGTATAATTTATCATTGGTTGCTGATACGGTATGTTCATCTTTGTTTTCCTCCAAAACTTCCTCTATCGCTTTAATGACAAGGGATAATGTCATTAGGTCGATTTTCTGTAACTCGCTTTTAGCAAATATTTGTTCTCTTACTTCATCGTCAAACATAACATCATCTCCTTATGCCTAAATTGTGGCATAAAAAAAGAGAAGAGCATTTCCATGTTCTTCTCATATTTGTGTCATATAATGGCTTTTCTATATACAATTTTTACTACACACTTTTTGGGGTGGTTACTACACAGTTACTACACACTTTTCGCATTAAAATGCATTAAAATACATAGAATTTTATATTTTTTACGATTTTACGAAAACTCCGCAGTCCCTTTGTTTTCCTAGGATTGCGCCATTATTTACGAAATCGTATGGCACTCCTTGATATACATAATAATTTTACCAGCTTTAGTACAAAAATGCCCTGCGAGCGTTGATTTTTCAACATCCTTTAAATTGAGAGTGTGTACTACTACACACTTACTACACACATTTTCTTCTATATTCTATGATTTTGTTGTCGGTGCTAACGATTTTTTCAATGTCAGCAAACGATTTTTCAGGTGTAACATGTGTATACAAGTCCATTGTCATTTTCAGTGATGCATGACCCAAATATGATTGAACAACTTTCGGCTCTATTCCCGACTCAAAACATCTTGTCGCAAACGTATGCCTGAATGTGTGACCGCTAAAAAATGGAAATTCATTGTCACTGCTTCTTGTGTCATTCATCCGTCTTACAACTGAACGTATAGAATCGCTATATATAACCGAATTAATCGGTGTATTGAACCTTGTAACAAACAAATATTCGTTTTGCTCCTTGGGTCTGCGTGTCGAAACTATCTTTTTAAGTTCAAATTGTTTCGTCAGATATTCCTTGCACACACTGTTAATTGGTACGTGTCTGTAACTCTGCTTGGTTTTTGGCGGCTCAACATGAAATGTTTTGCCTGTATCTTCAAGGTATTTCTGATACACAAGTGTCTTATTAACATCAATATATCCCTCGTCCATATGTATATCTGCAATCGTGAGCGCAAACAGTTCTCCCGGTCGCAAGCCTGTATTAACTGCCACATTATACATGTTGTCGTAAAAAGTGCCTTTGCACGCTTCAAAAAACTCGCTCTGTTGCTCTACTGTCAACGCAAAAGCATTAACTTCTTTGTCCGCTCTCAATTTTACACCTTTTGCCGGATTCTTAATCATCAGGTCATCTTCCATAGCTCTGCTAAACATGTCATTTAAAATAACCTTGATTTTGCTTTGTCTCTCATACTTATAGTTATCGTCAGAAGCTTTGTCGATAAGTAACTGCACATCCGACTTGTGAATAGATGTTATTTCGTGGTTTCCTAGGTATGGTGAAATGTTTTTCTTATATATATGCGTATACTCCCTAATAGTATTGGGGCGCACTCTCTTTTTCTTGTA